TCGGAAGGCGCATATGAAACCATGAGTGGCTTGGCAGTTCAGTCAGAAATGATTGAAGCTGTCGAGGAAATCATGGAATTAGCGGGCGAGCCTAAATTTATGATCGGTGAAGACACTGGTCATTTCCAAGAACGCTTAACACGCGCAGACATTGCCGAGTTACAAAACTCTCAAGAGTACAGGAGAGGTGACGCAGCAACCCTGCAACGTGTTCGATCTGCGTGGGCGTTGTTGGCAGAGCGCGAAGCTCGCGGATAGCAATGTGAATAGACCAAGAGGGGATGTTGGGGCCAATTTCATTTCAACGGCCCCAATCGCCCCTCTGAGCCCGAAAGGATTAACTCACGAAGACGCTGCGGGATTAACCGGATTTTAATCTTTAACTCTCAGGAGCTATAACGATGGCAAACGAAAACACCATCTCAACTGCTTTTGTGGAAGAATTTGAAGCCGGAATTAAGCTCGCTTATCAGCGTATGGGCTCCAAGCTTCGCAACACGGTTCGTACCCGTAATTCTGCCACAAAAAACAAAGTAACTTTCCAAAAAGCCGGTAAAGGTGCCGCGAGCCAAAAAGCTAGGGCTGGTGACATTAAACCTATGAATATCAGTCACACAAATGTGAACGTAACCCTTGAGGATTGGTTCGCAGGCGAGTGGATTGACGACATGGACCTGCTTCGCGTCGAGCATGATGAGTTCATGGTTGCCCAACAAAGTGGTGCTGCTGCTTTGGGACGGAAAACCGATGACCAAATCATTGACGCTTGTGAAACTACGTCAAGCGCGGCTAACGAAACCACTAACGGTATCACTTTAGCCTATTGCATGACGATGCTCGAAAACTTCGGCAACAACGATGTTCCCGATGATGGAGAGCGTTTTGCAATTGTTGCTTGGGAAAACTGGACGCAACTGCTCTCTCTCGATCAGTTTGCTTCTCAGGATTATGTCCCAACCGACGAAATGCCTTTGAGCGAAGGCACTCAAGCTAAGAAATGGCTTTCGTTCACTTGGATTCCGCACTCTGGTCTTGATTCAATCAATTCCGACGCGGATCGCCGTGGCTTGTTCTATCACAGAACTGCTGTCGGACATGCGGTGGGCAAAGACGTGTCACTGAATCTTCAATACTACAATACGAAGGACAGTCACTTTAGCCTCGCTAAAATGCAAATGAACGCGGTCCTTATTGACGCTAACGGCTGCTTCAAAGCAGACCTCAAAAAATAAGGAGTTTGTTCAATGGCATATGTAACGACAAAACTAGCCTTGTTGGCTTATGGCGACGGACGGTCGATTTGGTCGTACCGGAGCAATGATACTGCGGCTGTAATCGACAGCGCAGGTTACTTTAATGCATCAGCGGATATTCTGAATGTTGGCGACATCATTTATGTATCTGCCGATGAAGACGGCACCCCGGCATTTGGTCACATGATCGTAAATGCAAACAACGGAACTGTTGTTGATGTAGCCGATCTTAATGCTCTTGGCGGAACGGATACCGATTGATGCCAAGACGGAAAAAAGCAGGGGCGAAAGCCTCTGCTACTTCCCGCATACGCAAGTCGAAAGGCGGCGCTGCGCTGGAATTGTTCAAGCCGAACAAAGTTACCTTTTTACGTCCCCAAAAATAGAGAAGTCCAATGGCTTTAACCAAACCGGAAGTTGCTAGTAAGGCTCTGGTCATGGTCGGAGCTAACCAGATCACATCCTTTGATGGTTCTGAAATCGAAAAGGTTGTCAGTCGGCAAATCTATGAAACAGTCATAGAAGATTGTCTGGCCGCTAATTATTGGGACTTTGCCAGCGGATCACAGCAGTTGGTAATGGTCACAGGTACGCCACTCGTAAACTTTGATAATGCGTTTCAGCTTCCCACAAGCCCCGCGCCGATGACGATTGAGAGCGTTAGGGTTAACGGCATTGAGCAAAAATACGACATTTTTGAAGATAAGCTGTTTGTAGATGCAAACGAAGAAAACGAAGTAATTATAGATTTTACATATCGCGCTGATGAAAGCACTTGGCACCCTGCGTTTACCATGTGGGTTGTTTTAGCGTTGGCTGAAGCCTACGCGCTTTCTATTACCCGGAAAGAAGAGATCGCAGAAGCATTTGCCAAAAAAGCGGAAGCTCAATTTGCCAAAGCAAAAGCGCGTGTTGGGAAACAAACCAGTAATAAGTCTATTAGACTGACTCGATTAACTGCCCAGACGAGATAATAATGGGCAGAATTTTTAGCTTTAGGACAAATTTTTCTTCCGGGGAACTTTCACCTCGCATGTCGTCGCGCATTGATATGGCGGCGTATGAAAATGGTGCAAAGCAGGTCAGAAACCTTAGACAGCTAGTACAGGGCGGCTTAACCCGCAGACCGGGAACAAAGCATATAGCAAAGCTGTCTCACACCAATGCAGTTCAAACTGCCAGTTTTCTTTTTAACATCGATCAAGCCTACTTTTTTATATTCTCAGCAGGTAGGGCAGATATATTTCACAGAGATGGAACAGCTTGCACAGCTTTGACAAGCTGCCCTTGGACAGCATCAGAAGTAGGTAGCCTGTATACTACGCAATCCGGCGACACGATGATTGTTTCTCATCCTGACATGCCGATGCAGAAGATTAAAAGAACAGGCGCTACAACATTCAGCTTGGAAGAATACGCTTTTGAAGAAGACACATCAGGCGCACCATTGCGCCAGCCGTATCACAAGTTTTCAGAAGCAGCGGTAACGCTTTCCTTTAGCGCCACAAGCGGCACCATTACGGTTACAGCGTCAGCAGCGTTGTTTACGTCAGACCATATCAACACAATTTGCCGTGTTAATTATGGAACGGGAAGTTCTGCTGCATATAAAGAATTTAAAATTACTGCGGTTGCGAGCGATACATCCGCAACAGCATTGGTTAGGGAAACGCTTGGCGGCACAACGGCTCAAGCGGACTTTGAAGAGCAGGTGTTCTCTGCTGTCAGGGGCTACGCTAGAGTATGCCTGTTTTCAGATCAGCGGCTTCATTTCTTTGGATCACGCGATCTTCCTAACTTTCACTTCGCCTCAAAGGTGTCGGCATTCTTTAATTTTGATGCTGGTGAAGCTGAGCCTGCCGACAGTATTCAAGAGCAGATTTCTGAGGATCAGGTGCTGCAAATTGTCGGTGCAGCTTCGCTTAATCATTTGGCGATTTTTACGGAATCGATGGAAGTCTTTATTCCAAAGTCGGATGAAGCTTCTATTAGCCCTGCGGATATTGCCTATAAAAAACAAACCCGCTACGGCAGTGGCAAGATACCACCTAAAGAATTTGATGGCGGGGTTATATTTCTAACCCGCAACAAAGCGACAGTGCGGGAGTTTTTGTTTGATGACATACAGCAATCGTTTCGGGCAGATGCATTAAACTATCTATCGGAACACTTGCTTGTAGACCCTGTTTATTTTGATGTGAGTCTTGGCGAAGCAGGACAGGCAGAACAATACGCTTACTTTATAAATTCTGACGGCACCGTGGCGGTGTTTATTTCCGAGCGCCAAAATAAGATCGCGGGTTGGTCTCAGTGGTCTACAACAGGATCGTTTAAATCAATCAGCAATGTTGCTGACCGCATGTACCTTGTGAGTGAGCGCAATCTAGGTAGCGGTAATGAGCTATTTGTTGAATATTTTGATTTATCACTGGATATGGATTCAGTCGTTTCCTTAACAAACGGAAGCCCACAAAGCACATGGACGGGCTTATCTCATTTTGCCAATCAAACAGTGCATGTCACGACTGACAGGTCGCTTTTTCTCGGCACATTTACAGTAGACGGCAGTGGCAATTTAGACCTGGGATCAAACAACACCGTTAACAATATACAAGTCGGGCTAAACTTTACGTCAACAGTTGAAACGCTTCCAGCTTTGGTGAGTTTAAGGACCGGCCCCGGTGTTGGTGATCCTGTGCGACTTGTACGGTGCATAGTCGATGTTGTCGAAACCTTTAACATAATTGTCGATGGAAGCCGTTTGTTGATCCGAAACACAACAGACGATCTTTCAGCCGCGCCAGTGTCAAAAACAGGGCATGAAGAGTTCTATTTATTGGGATGGAAAGGGGCAGATCAAGCGACTGTAACTATTACGCAGGATGTGCCTTTGCCATTAACGCTAAACGGCGTTTTTGTAGAAGTGGAGATATAAAATGAGCGCTGAAATTGCAATGATTGCTGTTGGCACAGCGCTGTCAGTAGCCAGTGCAGCACAAGAGGCCAAATTTACCAAAGCTTCGTTAGCAATGCAGCAAGCCGCGATGGAAGACGAAGATAGCATGCTCGCTATACAGGCGATGCAGCAAGAAGCGGAACGCCGCGCTGAGTTATCTGAAACGCTATCTATGCAGCAAGTGGCGCTTGCCGGGAAAGGGCGTGTTACCGATGGGTCAGGCACGACTAAAGCAATTAAAAAGCGGACATTTGGTGATGCAGATCGCGATATCAAAAATATCAAGCTGACAAGAAGCTTTCAAAAACGAGGCTTTCAACTGCGAAGCGCAGATAATGCTTTGCAAAGAAAAGCAGCGAGTTCTAAGGCTAAATTTAAAATGGCTAGCGCCTTGGTCAGCGGCGGTAGATCAATGATGGCGGCAAGCTAATGACTGTTCCATTAAAGCCAAAAGGCAAAGGCTCTATTCTTACTGGAGTGTCTATGGGCGGCGTTGGCTCTGGCGCTGCGGCTATGGCTAATTCATTTGCTGGGATGTCTTCATTAGGCAAAGAGATTGTCGGTTTGGCTGGCGATATGGCCGTTGAAAGAAAAGACAAAGAACTGCGAGAGGGGTTAACAGCGGCAGAAGATTTAGGTCGAAAACAAGCAGGTAACATAGGTGAAGATGGTAAGTTAGTACCGTTAACATCAGGGTTTGATTTAACAGGAGGCTATGAAGACCCACGGATAGCGGAGATATATCGAAATACGGTATTTCAAACGCAAGGTAATGCGCGGCTAACTCAATTTAACGCGAACTTGTCGATGCTTGCGGAAAAGTATCAACACGATCCGGTAACATTTGATGAAAAAACGGCGGCTCTTCAAGAAGCTGTTTTGCAAAATTCGCCGCGTGAGTTTTATGATTTTATTAAAACCCGCTTAAATGACGCTCGCTCTCAAAAATCAACGACCCTAAAGACAAAATTAGCACAAGAAAAATATGCTAATCAAAAAACGAATTTGGAGGTCGGTAGCGAAAAAGCGGCTGCTCTATCTTTAAATCATGCTTATTCGGGCAATGGGAAGAGTCCAGAAGCGCAGCGGGCCAATGAAGACTATGTAAGCAATCAAATAAGTCTCGCAGAAAACCATCATCAAACAATGGATGAAGCGCGGCGGAACATAGACAATCATCTAACGGAACTGACAACTGCGAATAATCACTACAGATTAATTTCCGCGTTTAATGAGGATGGCATAGACGCTGCTACAAAAGTTTTAGCTGAAATCAACACTGCTGATTACGGCACTATGGACTCGGACAAAGTTGAGCGCCTTAAAGGAAATGCCCAAGCATCCTTAAATCGGCATCTCCGCACTGAAAATTCAAAAGCAACAAAACGGCGCGAAAAATTAAAAGCTAACCAAGCCGAGGTTTTTAAGGGTTTAGTTCTAAGGCAACGAAACGGTGGAGTTATATCTGAAGCCGATCTTCAGGAAAAGTATAGTAAGGGCGAGATTAATTTCACTCAGTACAACAGCCTTTCTAGAAATGCAGAAACAACCAAAAAAGCATTAAAAACCCAGATTGAAGCTAACGAAGACGCATTGGTTAAGCTTGGCATTAAGCAGGGTGATTTGCGTAAATATCGGCAAGCGGAAACCGCTTTTTACGCCGGGAATCTTACTCCAAAACGGTTTTTACCTTTACAGAACGCATTTAACGAATATGAAAAAAAGGTATTAACAGAAGCAAAGAAGGCAGATGGGGTTACACATGCTGAGTGGAAGGCGAAAACCGAGTTATCGCATTTTCATACACCCGATAAAGTTAATGCGGTGCTTATTGCTAGAGGCGATAAAACGACAAAAGAAGATTGGACATGGTTTAAAAACTATAAAAAAGGCTATGACACTGCTTTAAAGTTAAGAGCGCAAATCGCTCACATAAGGCAGCGACAAGGCGACCGCCAGATAATATCAGATTCTGACATAAAAAAAGTGGACCCTGACGCTTCTTTGTTAGATCCGGGTAATCCAAACGACGCGAATAGAATTGTCCAATCATTTACAGATAATAATAATTTTACTCGAGAGACAATAGCCGCCTTTGAAGCGGCTAGTCGGGCAACTCAGTACACTGATGGATTAACGCAAACAATAGCGGTCTTTGACCGCCTTAGAGCGTTAAAAGATAACAATTTTCAGCATACCCTTAGAAAAGCGTTAGGTGATAAAGTCTATAGCCGCCTAGAAAATCTATCTGAAGCAGGTTTTGGTGCTGATCCTGTTGAAAATCAAGACAAGTTAAACGATTTTATCAAAGGGCACCCACGAGAACCTGATAAGTCTTCTAATAGCCGGTCAGTTAATGCTAATGGCGTACCAGAAAAAGAGAAAGACCTTAAAGAAGTATTACAATATATAATGAGAAAGCATGGAGGTGTTTTTGCGGGTCTTAATCAAAACAGTGAGACTGATGAATATCTTCAAAGAGAACTAGCTGAAATAGCCCCTCCGCTCTCAAGTATATTTGGTACAAGCAGGGTGCCGAAGGATTTTCCGCCAGAGTTTATGGTAGAATTTAGAAATATAGTAAATTCTTTATCAGAACAAAAAATATTTGATGCCGCCACGACAGATCAGCTTTATGAAGCGGCGTTTGCTGAAATGCTTAGCAACGGTTGGCGACCTCAAACCGAAATAAAAACAGTTGCCGGATTTGATATAGCTGTGTTGGGAAGAGGGTCTAATCTCAGTTCTATTCCTCTTTATCCTTGGCAATCCATAACATACCAAGGCGAAGAAACAGATGAGTTTGTCTGGACAAAAGACGGCATTGAACACGCTTCGCAAATAACGATGCCGCCAGAATTACGGCGAGACGGCGGCAGAGTAAACATGAGGGATATCCAATATGACACTAAAAAGGTTATGGAATATTTAGTTCCCGGTGTTGATTTTAGTGACGTTACTTTCCGTTATACGAAAATACCCGGAACGGATAACGATCTTGCAGAAGTATATCATCCAATCGCAATGGATAATGACGACCAGACTGGTGTGGTTGAAGAATTTTCTGCTCACCGAGAAGTAGCTCTCCCGCGCTATTCTGTTGAGTATATGGATGATGACGGTCAATGGCGTCGGTTAAACCATAGCAACGGAAATCCGATTGCTTATCAATATAATTGGAGTGATAGCAACACCAATGGGCTAAATTCGTATAGGTTGGCTTTAGAGAATTATAAAAGTAGCTGGATGCGCCCAATCATTGAATCAAAAGTAACTGATTTGGTAGGCGAAACTCCCGGTAAATATATTGTAGACGCAATAGAGCAACATGAAGGCGCTTTTCAACACATTGACGATGTGAGGGAATATGGCAAAAACTTAAATAAAATATTAAGTATGTTTGGAGCTCCCCCAATCGATTTATCTGCTATTGATCCCGATGAAATTGCAGCCGGGACTTCAACGACACAAGATTTAGCGTTTGCTCTTGATATGGCATACCTAAAGCTTCTTGGTAATGCTGGGGTATCCCTTGTGGCAGATCAATTCAATACTGCCGTTGAAAACATTCAAAGCGGAATGAACGGCACAAAACCAATATTCAGTACAAAAAGCGTTGTTGGTAATGTTCTCCAGCGTCCTGCCAGCACACAATCAACACCGCAGCAGCCAGCACCGCAGCAAGCAGTGCCGCAGCAAGCAGCACCGCAGCAAGCAGCACTTCAAAACACAAACATACAAAATTCTATGGATATGGAAGATGCAACAGATGATATTACCAATGCTTCCAACCAAGCGCCTACAACCGGCATTAGTTATATCGATGATGTTGCTGACATTTCTTTCGATGATGATTCGATTAAGCTCACCTCAGTTAAGCTACCTCCAGTTAAGCTACCAAACTTTTTTTATAAAAACCAAGCGGCGGCGGCAACTGTAACAGGCGCAACACATTCTGTAACTAAAGCAGTATCTAATTGGGGGGAACTGGGTACAACGCTAGAAGCCGCCCTTAAGTCAGCAAAGTCAGCAAATGATGAAGATGAGAGGCTTTATATTGAGCGTATTCTTTGGAAAAAGGGATTAGGGGAAAAACCTGCTGACTTGAACAAAAGTCTTTCACAGGTCTTTACCAAAGAAGACATAGCAGAAGCTAAACATTGGGATGTTCAAGAAAAAGGCGAAAAAATTGTAACAGACCTTACCACTGAAATTGGCAACACGTTTAATATTTCGTCTACCTTCCTTCGTCGCCTTGCTCAAGCAGAGTCACGATATGGGAAAGACAGAGGCACATTCACTGGAAAAGACCAAGGAATTTGGCAGTTTAGTCAAATAGGGTGGGAAGAAACACAGCGCAAAAGACCCATTTTAGATAAAGCCCGTAACAAAATATATACAGAATATGGGATTGTATGGTCAGAGGTAGCTCGAAAGGATTTACACAAACCAGTGTACGCAGCGTTAGCAGCGATGCTTTATATTGTTTCGCGCTTAAACATTGACATAGATACCGATCATCAAAAGATACCAGAAGATCAACGGGCGCAGGGTGAGATTTGGAAGACGTGGTATAACACAATAAAAGGAAAAGGCACTGTCAATAAGTGGATGGAGCGGACCACTTAATGAACCAAGATTGGCAAAATAAGCTCATTCCAAATCATGTGCGGCGTTCTTTAAACAACATCGATAACTTTTACGATGTTGATAGGCCGTTGCGTTATGTGGAAAGACCTAATCAAAGCCCTTCTTTAAGTGCCTTGCCAAAGAAAGAAGATGACATTGGGTTTTTTAAATCGGTGTCTTATGGATATCAGCTAGATAACGAAATACATGCTGCTTATCAGTTGATGACTGATCCGTCATTTAAAGCAAGTCCCGGCTATGACATCACAAACGACCAGCAATTTAGAGGTAATGAGAATTATTTATTTAAATTGCTTGATTCGGAAAGCGAAGAAGAAACAGCCTTTCGATTAGAGCGCATTAAAGAAGAAAACGAAATGCGTGAGAAGGCAACCTTTGCGGGCCGACTTGTAGGGGGAATAGGTCCAATTGATGTTGCTGCAATAATGATCCCAATACCCGGCTTAACTGGCGCAAAGAACTCATCAAGAATAACTCGGATGCTTAAAGCCGGGGCTTCAATGACGCTGTTGACTGCGCCTAAAGAGCTTTTAATTCAAGCAAGCCAAGAAGACCGTCCTGCGGTAGAAACTTGGATGGGAATGGGTGCTGCGACAGTAATGGGGTTAGGGTTTGGCGCTTTAAGTCGTAAACCACGTATCAACACAAAAATAACCAATGAAGATGTTCACGAAGCAAGACGTATGCTTCTTGAGCATAAAGAACCGTTTGCGGAAGCAGGTGCGGCAAAAACCGCCGATGAAGGTTCTTACAAGTCTGCTGGTGCTATGGGCGTTAATACAAACCGCGTTGTAACGGAGGAAGATATTGCGGCTGAAATGGCAGCGGAAACGCTCAAAGAAACAGGAATAAAGCTAGAAAAGCTAAACTTTAACCCAATGCTACGATTGTTAAATTCACCTTTTAGGGCGGCGCAAGAAGTGGTGTCTGAGCTTGTTCCGTTAGGCGGAATGGTTCAGCACAAAACCTCAAGAGGTGTAGCGCAATCTGTATCAGTCGAGACAGAGTTTGAACGCGAGTTCATGCATGTTTTAGCCGATAACATAAGATTTATAGATGATGCGTATTTAGCTTATCGCGGAAATTTAAATGCCGGACAAAGAGCGCGGGTGCGTCAAGGCGACGACGGCGTGGTTGATATAGCGGAACGCTCTGATTTTGGCCGCGCGTTTGAAACAACAAAATATCAATTACAGGATACGTTAGCTCGATATCGTGCAAACAGACCTGATACCCCAACACGTACACAAATCGGTGAGGCTCGGTTATCTCATGCGGAGTTTAGAGAGGCTGTAGGCAAGGCGATGCGGCGCAATGATGATGCGACGACTTTGGCTATACCCAATGACATTAAACCTCACGTTACAAGCGTGGCTCAAAAAATACGGCGAGAGATTTTCGACAACATTAAAGAGCAAGCAAATGAGGTGGGTCTTTTCCAACGAGCTATGGAAAACCAAAAGCACAGTTTGCTGGGCAAGAAGTCTAGGCTTCAAGCACAGTTTCGAGACTTGCAAAGACAAAATGCTGATGACGCAGTTGAAGATGTAGCAGATCAAATTGCGGGCGTTAATCGTCAGCTAGAGGTCATTGAAGACAAGCTAGACGGTTTAATCGCAAATGGCTTAACTCAAAACTCCGCTCAGTCTTATGTTTCTCGGTTATGGCGGCACGATAAAGTTCTTGAGAATTATGACGAGCTATCGAACACGCTTAAAATGCATTACGGGCGACAACGCGAATACAGTGATTTATCTGACGCCGAACTTACAAATATGGTTGAGGAAATTATTGAAAAGGGGATTTTGCGCGACAAGCCATACTTGGAAATACGGGGCGCAGATGATCTGGCAGATTTTGTTGAAGATGTTCCGTTTATGCGTGAACGCTTGTTGGACATACCAGACGATCTTGTAGAAGAGTTTATTGAAAACGACATTGAAGCAATCATTCGTCATTATCAAAAGTCTGTTGGTACAGATGTAATACTATCAAGACGCTTTGGCGACCCGTCGATGAAAAACGTGATCGACACGGTAACTGAAGAAGCGGAAGCAAAAATAGCGCAAGCCGCGACAAGGCAGGAACGCGAAGCGTTGCGTAAAAATTTAAAGCTTTCAATTACAGACATACGTGGATTACGCGACAGGCTTCGCGGAACTTATGGTTTGCCAAGCGATCCTTATAGGCCGCTTTCAAGAGCAGTGAGAATAGGGAAAATTTGGAGCGTTTTAACAATGGGCGGCGGATTTGCGGTGTCTGCGATTCCAGATATTGCCCGTGTTTTAATGACAGAAGGATTAGATAACACAATTGGTCATGGCCTTCGACATTTAACGTCGGAACAGGGCCGGATTATTATGAAGATGTCTAAGAAGGAACTGCAACTGGCAGGGACTGCATTGGACATGGTTCTTGGGACACGCGCTCTACAGTTTGCTGATATAGGAGATATGTACGGCAGGAAGTTTGGTTTTGAGCGGGGGCTTATGCGAGCGCAAGGAGCCTACTTTATAGCGAACGGGCTCCATTCTTGGAATACCGGCATGAAGACTTTGGCCGGTACTGTCACGGGAATGCGAATTGCCCAAGATGTAAGGGCTTGGAAAACAGGTAATCTTAGCGCGAGAGGCCAAGAGAAACTTTTACGTCACGGAATAGACCGCAATTTAGCCCATCGTATTGCTTTGGAGATTGAAGAGCATGGCGAGCGCATAAACGGTCATTGGCTTCCCAACACCGAATCATGGACAGATATCGCTGCAAAACGCTCTTATCGTGACGCTCTTAACCAAGACGTTAACAGAACGATTATAACACCTGGAGCGGGCGACAGGGCGCTTTGGACAAGCACAGAATTTGGTTCAATGATTGCTCAGTTCAAAAGCTTTTCTCAGTCTGCGTTACCGAAATTGCTGATTTCTGGAATGCAAGAATCGGACGCTGCATTTTTTCAAGGCATGGCGTTTCTCGTAGGTCTTGGAATGGTTACAAATCAATTAAAACGCATGCAATACGACGACAACAGAGAACGTAGTTTTGTCGAAAACTTGATTGATGCAGTTGATAGAAGTGGTACGCTTGCAATTTTTATGGACATTAACAACACAGTTGAAAAGTTAAGCAATTATCAAGCGGGCCTAAGACCGATTACTGGTAATAGTCCACCTTATGACGTTAGTGCTTGGAGCATGGCTGGTTTGCTTGGTCCAACTGCGTCTAACGCCGCTACTCTTACAAGAGTTGCTAGTGACGTAATTGGAAACGATGTTGATGCTCAAACAATGCGTCAAATCAGAAAGCTCACCCCCGGTCAAAACCATCCATTACTAGACCCTATAATGGATAGGATGGTTCCGTGATGGATAAGGTTTTTAAAGTGAATAGCTCTTGGCGAGCGACAACGGTAGGACTTTAAGATGGCACAGTTAACAATTGCAGATGATGAAACCCGCGTTCAGTACACGGTAGGAAGCAGCGCTTCGACTGGGCCGTTTGCAATACCGTTTGAGTTTTTTGCGAACAGCGACATTAAGGTTATTATCACGAACACTACGACACTTGCAGATACTGTTTTAGCACAACATCCGTCTGGCTTTACAATTACAGCTACAGCGGCTGATGACGGGTTTTTGAAAGACGGTTCGCTTACTTTAGCGGTAGCTGTTTCTGATAGTTTGGTGACGGTATATGCGGATTATACGCTAACTAAAACAGCTAATTTTCCCCTGTCTGGTGCATTTGATATTGCATCATTAAACACTCAGTTTTCCAGAGTATTTGCGGCTTTAAAACAGCAATCTTTAACGCTTAGCCGAAACATTTCATTCTCTCGATCTGATTCGACAACATCGTTTACGATACCTGCTGATCGTGCTGACAAGGTTTTGAGCTTTGATAGCAGTAAAAACCTACAAGCAACAATTAGCACTGCCGATATTACAACTGCGACAACAAAAGCGGCAGAAGCAGCGGCGAGTTCCGCAGCAGCGGCGGCATCAGCTACTTCTGCATCGACAAGTCAGGCAGCAAGTGCCACATCGGCCACAGCATCGGCAGCAAGTGCGACGGCGGCAGCGGCCAGTGCTGCGGCGGCGGACGGTGGAGGACCGGGTGTAGACGGGACCGGCACAGACGAATTTATCCGAATGAAT